ATGATGGTAAAAACACAATATTAAACAATGAAACAACTGATGACCGAATTAAAAGATTATTTCCCGGAATATATAAAACAAAAAAGTAAAATTCAAAGATTAGAAAATGAAATCATCAAAATCCGCGAACAATATGAAAGGGAAATTGCAGTCCTTAAAACTGAAATAATCAAACCCAAAGTTGTATTCCGGTCGAAATATGTTGATCAGGCAATCAATAAGGAAAATATCTTTGCATCCCGAATGGATTTATTGAATCGAGTGTTGCAAGTCATTTGTGAAGTTGGTTCGATGACACCGGCCCGCATATTGGGTCGCATGCGAGATGGTGACACAATCATGATGCGCCATTTGTATTGCTATGTTTTGCGCAAACAATTCAATTTTACATTCAAAGAAATTGGCAAAAAGATGGGGCGCGATCATTCAACCATCATCCATGCATGCGGTGCATTCGAAGATTGGTTGTTGTTTAACAAATCAGCCAAGGCGATGCATCACAATGTCCTAACACAACTAAATATAAACACCGATGAATGCAAATAATAGTTATCAGGAAAGAAATTCAGTGCCAAATATTGCGGAACAATTATTTGTTGAATATATGACTAAATTAGGGCGGGACATGAAGCGATTGGGGTTTGATGAAAAAAACAACAATATTGATGGGTTTTGGAAAGTTCACCCACTGGTTCGATCATTGCCGGATTATTTTTGGTTGGACAAAAGAAAGACACCATACATTCCGCGATATTATCATGTCAAGGGGTCAAACAAAATAAAGGTTGATGATCTTATCAATTATAGTTTATTCGAAGAATTATTTGCCAATCGAGGTGTTGTGATTTATGTATTCATGCATAATGAATCAGGGCCAATCTTTAAGTCAATGAAAGAAATCAGGCATGCGATGACCGGCCGAAAGGTGTGCGAATGGCATGATGGCAATCAATATATTCCATTGGATTTATAATCATGGCGGAAAATAAGAAATCATTTTTGTTGTATTGTGATATCATTCATACAATTCAGCAATTAAGCGACGAACAAGCCGGCAATTTATTTAAGCATATTTTGCAATATGTCAATGATCAAAATCCATCAACTGACAATGTAATTACCAACATCGCATTTGAGCCAATCAAACAACAATTGAAAAGGGATTTGATGAAATATGATTCAATTCGCAAAAGGAATTCAGAAAATGCAAAGATGCGATGGGATGCGACCGCATGCGACCGCATACCAAATCATACCAAAAATGCCGATAATGATAATGATAATGATAATGATATAAAAAAGAAAAGGGAAAAAGCCATCCCGATGGGCGATGTTCCATCGCATTTGGTGAAACCTTTGGAATTATGGTTGAACTACAAAAAAGAAAAAAGACAGAAATACACAAAAATTGGATTGCAACAACTAATCGACAAAATGAAAAAATACACAAATGAAAAACAAGCCATGCAAGACATCACCCATTCAATCGCGAACAATTGGTCCGGCATTTATGCATCATCCGAAAAAGAACAAACACAACCAATGTACAAAAAATTATGATGTTTATATCTGAATTAAAACACAACAAATTTGCGGTGATGTCCGGCGGTGAAATCATATTCATCGGGACATATTATGAATGCTCACTATTTATCAGCCAAGCCGATGGAAAAATATAAAATTCAGCCATCGCGCAATGCATGGATCATTTCTAAATTTGATGAATTCAAGCGAACCAATTTGGTGATCATGCATCGACCCAAGGGTGTCACCCAAGAACAATTTGACAAATTTATCAAATCCCTAAAAATACAAATCCAATGAAGAATGAAGAATATATAATCGGACAAATATTGTTTTATCAGCAATTGCATCACCATTTGCCGAAGATCAATCCAAAATGGTTCAAGGATGCCGACAACCAATCAATCATCGCATCCATGCAAAGGGTGTACATGCTGGGCGATGTTGTTGATCCGATGACAATGAATAAGCATTTGGACCGCAAACAACTAATTAAGGCGATTCAATATCGCGAATCGGTTTGGTCCGGTGCGGATATCAGGAAACAAATCATCGAAATTCAATATGACTATATCTTGGATGGGTTAAAAACAAAAATACAAACAACCAATTGGGATGGTGGGTTGCTCGATATTAAAAGCAAATTGCAGTCCGCATTAGATGAATCAGTTGTTGATGTCGGAAATGATCCGAAAGATATCAATGCGGTGTCATCCAATGTCATGACATCCATTCGGGAATCAATGGCAAGGGGTGAAAAATTGACCGGCAAATCATCAGGGTGGAACAAATTGGATTCGACAATTGGTGGGTATAATGCCGGCGATTTGATTGTTGTTGCTGGTAGGCCCGGCATGGGTAAAACTGCAATTGCATTAACCTTTGCCCATGACTTTGCATTGAAGGGCGGGCGGGTGTTATTCCTATCCCTTGAAATGTCAAATGAGCAATTGGCGAAAAGATATATCAGTTTGGTTGGTCAAATCGCAAACCACCGGATCCGAAACAATACAATGTTTGAACATGAAATGAAAGTGGTTCTAGCATTCATGAAACAACCGCCAATGACATTCCACATCGATGATGATGCCGACACATCATTGGCCATGATCCGCGGGAAATGCAAATTGCATAAGGCAAAGCATGGATTGGACCTGATCATCATTGATTATATCCAATTGATTCGAGTGAACAAAACCCATTCAAGGGAACAAGAGATCGCCGAAATATCAAGGGGATTGAAGTTGCTGGCAAAGGAATTAAATTGCACTGTGATGATATTGGCGCAGTTGTCAAGGAAACCCGAAGAAAGAAGCGATAAGCGGCCGATGTTGTCGGATCTTAGGGAATCAGGTGCCATCGAACAAGATGCCGATGCGGTGTTGTTTCCATTCCGTCCGGCCTATTATGAGCGGGACCGACCGCCAATTGAAGATGCTGAATTGATTGTGGCAAAGAATAGACATGGCGAATCAGGAATGATTCCGGTCACCTTTGATGGGATGTTAACCAAGTACACCGAAATTTTAGGATGAAACATGGATCATTGTTTTCCGGAATTGGTGGGTTTGATTTGGCATCAGAATGGATGGGATGGGAAAATGTATTTCATTGCGAGTGGAACCCATTTGGACAAAAGATATTGAAACATTATTGGCCCAAGGCCGAATCATTTGAAGATATAACAAAAACTGATTTCACAAAATATGCAAACAAAATTGATATTCTCACCGGAGGATTCCCATGCCAACCCTATTCATCAGCGGGAAAAAGATTGGGAAAGGAAGATGACCGCCATTTGTGGCCCGAAATGCTTAGAGCAATATCAGAAATTTCCCCGCGTTTCGTTGTGGGCGAGAATGTTCGCGGGTTACTTAATTGGAACGGGGGAATGGTATTCGACGAGGTGTGTGTTGAGTTGGAAAATTATGGGTATCAAGTCGCGCCCATTGTTATACCTGCAGCGGCGGTCAATGCCCCGCATGGAAGGGACCGGATTTGGTTTGTTGCCCACTGTGGAAAGTTTCGATTGGAACAGTGCGAGAACACCGCAGAAATGGGAACAAGACAAAAGGAAATATTTGGCAAAGGGAATCAATCTTCATTGCAACCTAAGACAACAAGCAAGGTTGGGAATGCTACCAACACCAACTGCAATGGATTCGACAAATGCCACAGCAACAATGAAATCAAGCCAAGTCAAAGAAGGTTCAATGCATTCAATGACATTAATCAGGTGCCTACAAATTGGGACCAATTCCCAACTGAATCCCCGATTTGTGGCGGAAATGATGGGGTTCCCAATAGATTGGACGGAATTACCTTTCCAAAGTGGCGACAAGAATCCATCAAAGCATTTGGCAATGCCATAGTTCCACAAGTTGCATTTGAAATATTCAAAGCCATTCAGCAATGTGACAATGAATCATTGTTGTAATTGTTTACAAATAATTTAATATAACTTTGCATCATGCCCATCATGCCATCATCAAAGATCCATCGACCGAATGTTCACACCGCGCATCGCCATCGGGAACCAAGATACAATACAAGTGCATGGCGGGCCATTAGGCAATCAGTATTGCGCGACGAACCATTGTGCCGCGAATGCCGAAGCAATGACAACATCACCACCGCACAAATGGTTGATCATATCAATCCGGTTCGATTGGGTGGATCATTCACCGACCGCGATAACTTGCAACCATTGTGCAATTCATGTCATGCGGTGAAGTCAGGAAAGGAATCAAGGTTATGAATTATACCCCATTTGACCCCATAGGGGGGTTTGATATCTACACACACCGACCCCAAAC